CAGACTGCAACTATCACATTCAATAAAAAGCATGGCTCTAGAGTCGGCGATCAAATTAAACTTCACAATTTTGATACTATCGAATGGAATCAAGAGGCGGATGTAACAAATAATCTATTCATTGTGACAGCTGTCACAGATAAAACAATTACATTCAATACTGCACCAGCTGGTGGAACACCGCTTCCTGCTCCAGTTGTGGGATCTGGAGTAATATATTCTATAAACAACGTTGGTTATAGAATTATTGGTGGGCCATTTGCTTATGACGAAGGCGTTCGTATGGTGAATACAAACGTCAACGGACAAGCTATTGGTCTATGGGTTCTTGGTCAAGAATGGGGAACTGCAGCATCCTGTTCTTTCTCCACTTCATATGGTGGTGCTGCTATTTTCCAAGGCCTTTCATCCACACTAACCACCGCCAATTGGCGTTTGACTGCTTGTGATTTCTCCACTTCATATCCATCTATTTCTGGTGATGTGGTCGTGGGCAATCCAACCAAGTCTGGTGTTCTTGTTGATGAAAATTGCTTCAATATTCTATTCAGTTCTTGTTATTTTGCTTTGAGCAAATACGGTGCTGCAATTTATGGTAAAGAATGTTCTATTGTTGGAAGCTACTTCCTAGCAAATTATGATGGTGATATTCTACTATCTAATGCTAGAAGTGTAACTTTAGCAGATAATATCACTTCAAGTGCTGCTGTCACATCTGCTAAATTTAATGCCAATAGCTCAGTTAATAGCACAGCTGATTCAATTTTCCTAGGCTGGACAAATCAAAATTTTGCAAACGGGGATTATGTATATTATACAGTATCCACCGGAAATACCGCAGTATCTGGTTTGACTGGAAATAGCTATTATTATATCGTTGGTGCAAATACCACTGCTGTTAAACTGTCTACTACTTCTGGTGGTGCAGCAATTAATATCACTGCTTCTGCCACATCTGAAAATGGCCATTTCCTTACAACAATAACATCTGCTGCATCCGGAACAGGATCCAGAACATTTTCTATTGCAGAAACTGGTGAATGTATTGGCAATATCATCGTAGGCAACAAATACGTATCTCAGGTCACAACACCTACAAGAACTACTATTTGGAAGAATAATGCCAATATCTTTGATGAAGATGGCACAAGCAAAAAAGTCAAATTAGCCGTAGGAACATCTATGGTCTATTCTGGCTTTGGCCCACAGTATTTTATTGCAAATAGCACATTTGTAAATCTAACAAATGATTCAATTCAGCTCAATACTACTTCTCTTGGAGGTTGGGCTGCAAATGATATCTTTACAGTAAATGATACTGTATATTATAGATCTTTTGCAGAACAGGGAAATGTGCCACTTGGTGGTCTAGCAAATGTTGGCACTTACTATATTTCATTTGCAAATGCAACTCACATTGCTCTTGCAAATACACTAGGTGGTGCAAACATCAATCTGACTTCTGTGCCTTCTGGATCACAAGCACACTATATCTACCCAAACGAAGATGCATTTGTCCAATATAGTGCTGATAGACAAGCAATCATTGGTAAAAATAATCAGATTACTATAAGTGGCAAAACTTCTGATATTACAGTAGGATCTGGTAGTGGTGCTGGTAATACTACACTAACTGGTAATACTGTAGTACTCACAAGCTATTCCAATACTTTGATCACAGCCGCAAATGCAGGTGCTTATGTCACCGGTAATACCACTGCTCAACTTACTGCTCAAGGAACAAATGGTAATGTAGTTATTTCGGCCACAAAAAATGTTGATATCAGTTCCACTTCTGGGAATGTGTTTATCTATGCAGCAGGCGGTCAAGCAAATGTTTATATTGCCAATTTGGTTTCCATCACTTCCGTAACAAATGCTATCAGTCTTGTATCTGCTGGGAATATCACTATTCAACCAAGTACAGGTATAGTAAATATTCCAGGAACAAGTCAACTACAAATCAACGGAATAAAAGTTGTAGGAACTAGAGGCGCTGCAATTGCAAACGCAATTACCGGTGCTAGTGCCACCGCAAATAATGCTGCAAATACTGTGAATTTAATATTGGAAGCTCTTAGAACTCATGGTTTGATTGCACCATAATGGTGAATACCGGAGATAATAAATGACAGTAAATATAAAGCTTGCAAGAGTAAATGGGACTTTAGTTCCATATCCTACAAGCGCACCCACTATAGTTTCAACTGCAATAAATGATTTAAGTTTATATTCTAATACCAGTTCTGTATTAGCTTATGATGCTATCACCTATGCAAATGCAATAGCATATGTCGATGGTAAAGCATTTGTAAATACAAGTCAGTTGTCTGGTAATCTAGCAAACTACCAGACAACTGCTGGTCTGTCAGGCAACGTTGCTACTTTAACTGCAAATAATTCTACATTTGCATTTGAAAAAACCGAAAACAGTTTAAATGTAAACAGCGCTTTGATAGCAAATTCAAGTGTCTATCTCGGTTCTGCAAACTTACAGAATATTGAATCAAATATAGTATCAAATTCTGCAACTGCATATGCAAATTCCGTATCCTATGTAGATGGTAAAGCATTTGTAAATACAAGTCAACTTTCTAGCAATCTAGCAAACTATCAGACCACTATAGGATTGGCTTCAAATGTAGCATCATTGACTGCAAATAATTCTACATTTGCTTATGGTAAAACAGAAATTAATTTAAACGTAAATAGTGCATTAAATGTAAATTCGGCTAGTTATCTAGAATCAGCAAATCTAAGTAATATCCAGACTTACATTACCACAAATGCATCCGCAGCTTATACTAATGCAGTATCTTATGTCGACGGTAAATCATTTGTAAATACAAGTCAACTTTCTAGCAATCTAGCAAACTATCAGACCACAGCTGGTCTATCTGCAAATGTTGCAACTTTAACTTCAAATAATTCTACATTTGCTTATGGTAAAACAGAAAATAATCTAAATGTCAATAATTCTTTATTTGCAAACTCAAGTGTCTATCTTGGTTCTGCAAACTTAAGCAATATCCAAACATTTATAACTACAAATGCTAGTGCTGCTTACACCAATGCAGTATCTTATGTAGATGGTAAATTATTTGTAAATACATCTCAACTTTCTAGCAATCTAGCAAACTATGCTCTTTTGACTGGTGCCATATTCAGTGGAAATGTTCGCACCCAACAGAGTGCACAAGTTGATGGGAATTTAGTAGTATCCGGTAATTTGACCGTGACTGGAAATGTCACAGTCATCGGGGCAAATAATTTGTCTGTTGTTGATAACATGATATATCTAAATTCTAATAGTACTAGTGCAAATCCGGATCTAGGATTTGCCGGCAATTATAATGACGGAACTTATCAACACACCGGATTTTTCAGAGATGCATCTGACGGAATCTGGAAAGTATTTGATAGTTATCTTCCGGAACCGGATGCTTCACCTTATATTGATACAACTAATTCTTCTTTTCATATTGCAAATTTCCAAGCAAATATTCTATATGTGGGAAATACCACAGTATATTCAACTGTAAATACCACATCATTTAGCGGCACTTCAAATAATTCTACATTTGCATTTGGAAAAACTGAAAATAATCTAAATGTCAATAATGCTCTTACTGCAAACTCAAGCACTTTTGTTGGTACTGCAAACTTAAGCAATATCCAAACATTTATAACTACAAATGCTAGTGCAGCCTATACAAATGCGGTGGCATATGTCGACGGTAAATCATTTGTAAATACAAGTCAATTATCATCAAATCTAGCAAACTATCAGACTACAGCTGGATTGGCTTCAAATGTAGCAACTTTAGCTGCAAATTCTGCTGGATTTTTAGGAAATTCTACCGGTACTATATCAAATATTTCCACTTGGATTACCAGCAATTCTGCAACTGCATATACCAATGCTGCAGCATATGTGGATGGTAAAGCTTATGTAAATACAAGTCAACTTTCTAGCAATCTAGCAAACTATCAGACTACAGCTGGATTAGCATCTAATGTAGCTACTTTAGCCGCCAATAGTTCAACTTATGCTAATGCTTCAATAACAAATACATTTACTATCGGAACATCAACTTACTACGTTTCAAATGGTAATGTCGGCATAGGTACCGCTTCACCAATTACTAAACTTGATGTAGCTGGTCAAATTAGAGCTTATAATTCTAAATTTGCGAACGGTGCTACTGGAACAAATCTTATTTTAAGAACAAACAGTATTGTTGGTGAAACAGCAGCTCTTACCTTCTATAGCACTTTTGCCACCGGCACCGATGTTAACCCAAGAAGATCTTCCGATATCACTTCTGGTTATAGCACTGGCACATGGGGTAATGAATATCTCTCGTTTAATGTCGGAACAGGTGGGGTAAATGATAATGCAAATACCACCACTGAAAGAATGAGAATAACAGGTACTGGTAATGTAGGTATTGGAACTTCTTCACCGGATGCTAGACTTGCAGTTTCAGGCACAGCTAATATTTCTGGAAATGTGGTTATTGGTAGTGCTTTAACTTCTGCAAATCTTACCACAACTACAAATACTACAACAATTGGAACTGCTGCTTACTTTGTTTCAAATGGTAATGTTGGTGTGGGAACAAATACCCCAGGTGTAAAACTTTCAATAATTGCACCTGTTAATACCCATATCCTACAAATCGGTGGTAATTCACAGGGAAATCTACCAGGGCCTCTTTTTGGTGGTTCTTTCAGTTATAACTATTTAGCAGGTTTTCGTGATTTTGGTTTATGGAATAATGATACAACACCTCCAACTATTTCATTTGGTTTTTATCAACTTACCAGTACAAATACCTATAGCAATCTTATGTTTATTACTTCTGGTGGGAATGTAGGTATTGGTACCAGTGGAGTTGTAAATGCAAGACTTGCAGTTTCAGGCACTGCTAATATTTCTGGAAATGTTGCAATTGCTGGTGTCACAACTTTTAGTGCAAATATTATTCTTGGCACTTCTGGTCTATCCGCTAATGGTGGGTTTGGAACTGCAGGTCAAGTTTTAACAAGCAATGGAACTGCAACATACTGGAATACCGCAGCATCTGGTGGTTTTTCAAATGGTCAATCTATATCAGTAAATAATTTTGTTATAACTGGAAGTTTTACTGCAAATAATTCCAATGGAACTGCAGGTCAAGTTTTAACAAGCAATGGAACTGCAACATACTGGTCTGATACATCTGGTGGTATTTCAACTGGTAAAGCAATAGCAATGGCAATGATTTTTGGTTAAAGGTATCCGATAAATGGCAAATCCAAATATAGTAAATGTAACTAGCATTTTAGGAAAAACTGCAGTTGCAAACTTAAGTACAGTATCAAGTAATATTGTTACAAATAGTGCTGGCAGCAATACAATTGTTAAAATTAATACATTATTAATATCAAATATCAATGCCACCGCTACATTTGATTTCTCTGCAAGTTTATTTCGTAGCAGTGTAGATTATTCTCTTGCTTCTACAATAGCAGTCCCAGCAGATGCATCTTTAGTAGTTCTTTCAAAAGATACCGCTATTTACTTGGAAGAAGGTGATTCCATCAGATGCACAGCTTCAGCTAATAATGCTATGGTTGCAGTATGTAGCTATGAAATAATCAGCTAAATATGAGGATTTAATAAAGTGGGTTTAAATTCTTTAAATGGTGGTATAATCGGAAAGCTTAATACACCGAATACTTCTGTAGCATCCGGTGTGTGGTCACTACCTAGACAGTTTTTGAGTAGAACTACAAGTTCATGGCCTGAAAATTTAATCACACTTGATGTAGAATATCTAGTATTAGCAGGTGGTGGTGCTGGTGGTTCGGATTCTGGTGGTGGCGGTGGTGCTGGTGGTTATAGAAGCTCAATAATAGGTGAATCCTCAGGTGGTGGTGCATCTGCTGAAGCCGTTGCTAATTGTGTTTTTGGTACTAGTTATACTGTAACCGTTGGTGCTGGTGCTCCTTCACCAGCTACTGCTACAACACAAGGAACAAATGGCAGCCCGTCTACTTTTGCTAGCATAACATCAGATGGCGGTGGTTATGGTGGTGGTCGAGTAACTTTCCCTGGATATCCTGCTGCTTCTGGTGGTTCTGGTGGTGGTGGTAAAGGATCTGCAACTCCCGCTACCGGAGGTGCAGGAACCACAGGTCAAGGTAGAGCGGGTGGTAATTCGGTATCAGGTGCTGCAGGTGGTGGCGGAGGTGGTGCTAATAATGTGGGCGGAAGTACTTCTACCACTACCCCAGGTAATGGCGGCAATGGTGTAAGTTCAAGTGTAACAGGTACCGCAGTAACTAGAGGTGGTGGCGGTGCAGGTGCTGGTGCAGGTGCTAATGGCACCGGTGGTACCGGAGGTGGTGGCGGATCATTCTCAGGTGGTTCCGCTGGTGCTAGCGGCACTGTTAATACTGGCGGCGCCGGCGGAGGTGTTGTTGGTACTACATCTAGACCAGGTGGTGGTGGTTCTGGTATAGTTATTTTAAAATATCTTGCCACATATAATATAACGGTCAGTGCTGGTTTAACTAGTTCGACTACCACAGTGGGAAGTTACAAAATTACACAAATAACAGCAGGCACAGGAACAGTTTCTTGGAGTAGCACATAATATGGCACACTATGCTTTTTTAGATGAGAACAGCGTTGTCACTCACGTTATAGTTGGAAAAAATGAAGGTGAGGATGGTATAGATTGGGAAGAATTCTATGGTGCAGTTCGTACTTCGTATAATACAGCTGCCGGCATATATTATGATCCTCAAACTGGTCAACCAGCAGAAGATCAAAGCAAAGCATTTCGAAAAAACTATGCAGGTATAGGTTATACGTATGATCCTATAAGAGATGCATTTATTCCACCTAAGCCACACAATAGTTGGATCTTAAATGAGGATACATGTTGTTGGGACCCACCAATTCCGTATCCAACAGATGGAAATAAATATATCTGGTATGAAGATTTAACCAAATGGATTGTTATTAATTTAGATTAAGAAAGAGAAAAAATCATGGCTTTACCTACATCAAGAGCTACTTTTAAAGAGTATTGTTTGAGGGCTCTTGGAAAGCCTGTCATTGAAATAAACGTCGACGATGATCAAGTAGATGATCGCATTGACGAAGCACTCAAATATTATTGGGACTATCATTTTGATGGATCCGAAAAAATTTATTACAAATATCAGGTGACAGATCAAACAAAAATTGATCGCTATGTGCCAATGCCTGAAAACGTTATCGGTGTAGTAAATCTTTTCCCCATCGGACAGGCATTGAATACAAATAATCTATTTAATATTAGATATCAGATCGCCCTCAATGATCTTTACACTTTGACTTCTGTTTCAATGGTGCCATACTATATGGCACTGCAGCATGTGCAGTTCCTGGAACAGATGTTAGTGGGCCAGCAGCCAATTAGATATAATCGACACATGAATAGATTATACGTTGATATGGATTGGAATATTATAAGTTCTGGCGATTACATTGTGGCCGAAGCATATCAAATTGTAGATCCAGATGTTTACACTGATGCGTGGTCAGATAGATGGCTTCTTCGTTATGCTACTTGCTTGATAAAACAACAATGGGGCACAAATCTAAAGAAGTTTGAAGGTATGCAATTGCCTGGTGGTATCCAATTTAATGGTCAAAAGATCTATGATGAAGCATTACAAGAAAGAAATGATCTTGAACGTGATATGATCACATCATATAGTTTACCAGTAACCGATCTGATTGGCTGAGAATATACCTTTTGTATAAATATACCCATGACAAGCAAAGGAGAAAGTCATGGAAAAGTATGGATTTGTTTATATCTGGTTTGATCGTAAACATAAACGGTATTATATCGGAGCTCATTGGGGCACTGAAACTGATGGTTATGTTTGCTCATCGCCGTGGATGATAAAAGCATACAAAAGAAGACCGTTTGATTTTAAAAGACTTATATTGGAACGAATTTATACTAATAGAAAACAAACATTTATTGCTGAAGAAAAATATCTTGATTTAATAAAACAAGAAGAGTTTGGTAAAAAATATTATAATTTACGAAATATAAAAGGTCATTGGTCTGCTGAAGATAATATTAAAACCATTTCTGAAAAGATTTCTATTAAGACAAAAGAGGCAATGCAAAGACCAGAAGTAAGAGAAAAATATCTTGAGGGTTTAGCAAAAAGAAATAATAGATCAAGTGATTTAGATGTGCGTGAAAAAAGAAGTAAAGGTATGAAAGGTAAAAATGTTGGCAAAATAACGGTCAAGTTTGCAACCGGTGAAGGTAAAGCTTTTCATATAACTAAAGATGATCCCAGATTATTAACTGGTGAAGTTATTCACGTTACACAAGGTTTGAAAAGAGGTCCCCACTCTGAAGAAAGAAAAGAGCATCTAAGAAAAACCTCACATTTTCATGTAATAAATAGCATCAAGAAAAAATGCATGTACTGTGATTTTATGGGTAATGCAGCATCATTAGGAAGGCATCATAATGATAAATGTAAAAATAAACCTCAATTCATGTGCCTAGGATAACTTATGCGTGGTTCATCAAATTTCTACTTCAATAATTTTTCTTCATCTGGAGAACAAGATCTTTTACATGATCTGATTATTGAATCCATCAGTATATACGGGCAAGATATGCTTTATATCCCTAGGGAAGTAGTAAACTACGATAAACTTTTGGGTGAAGATGACCAATCAAAATATACCAAATCATATCAGATTGTAACTTATATCGACTCCATAGATGGATTTTCTGGTGATGGGCGCTTTATTTCTAAGTTTGGTTTGGAGATTAGAGACCAAGTAAATTTGGTAATTGCACAGAGAGTATTTACAGAAGAAGTTGGATCACAAACTGGTCAATCCAGACCAAATGAAGGTGATTTAATGTTTTTCCCGTTAAACAGAAAAACATTTATTGTTAGATTTGTTGATAAGTACTCAATGTTTTATCAACTTGGTACTCTTCCAACTTGGAAACTTACATTAGAACTATTTGAATATTCCAATGAAATATTTGATACCGGAATTCCAGATATAGATATTCTTCAGGAAAAGTTTTCTTCAAATATTATTGATTGGGCATTACTCGATGAAAACGGTGATTACATAGTTGATGAATCAGAAAATATTTTGGTCATTGAAAAATACAATGTTGAATCAATTAACTTATTTGCTGATAATGATGTTCTGCAGAGTGGCACAATTAATTTCCCAGAAGGTTCGGATGATTTCATTGACTTCACTGAAAGAGATCCATTCTCAGAAGGAAATCTATAATGTTTACAGGTGAACCATTCTATTTTTCTTCCATAAGAAAATATGTCATATTATTTGGTACTCTCTTTAATAATATTAAAATTACAAGATCGGATAATACCGGTAAGTTAACATCATTGATGAAGGTTCCTATTGGATATGGTCCAAAGGAAAAAATGCTTACACGTGTTATTCAAGATCCAAATATTGATAGACAAACCGCAATTCAATTGCCTGTTATGTCATTTGAAATTACTGGTTTCAATTATGATGGTGATAGAAAAAGACAAACCGTTCATCGTATTGCATCAATTGATCCAGATAATTCAGCTTTAAATAAATATCAATACAGTCCCGTACCTTATAATATTGGTTTTTCTCTGAGTATATACGTAAAAAATGCAGAGGACGGTACAAAAATTGTGGAACAGATACTTCCATATTTTACACCAGATTGGACAACAACTGTTAATCTGATTCCTGAAATGGATGTAAAAATGGATATTCCATTAATTCTTGAGAGAGTAAGCACTGAAGATACATACACCGGTGATTTTAAAGATCGTAGAGCTTTAATTTGGACTTTAGATTTTACCATGAAAGGTTATCTATATGGTCCAATCAAGAAGTCTGGAATTATCAAATATATTGATGTAAATATCCATATTCCATCTGTTGATGAACTAGTTGATGGTGTTGGGAATACTGAACCTACCGCTACAATTGCAATTCAACCTGGTTTATTAGCTAACGGTGCACCCACCACAAATTCTGCTCTATCAATTCCTGTCTCACAAATTAAAGCAACTGACGACTATGGTTTCGTCATTGATATAACGGAAAACTAAGATGAAGAAATTAAAAGATATTACACAGACTAAAGCACTCAAAAATGCCGGTGATGCTTACGTTCCAGACGAGCAACATCATGCTAAAGAGTATACTAGTTCTTCATCAGATTTAAATACAAATTTGATTCGAGCTCATAAAACAAAACATGATAATTATCCGCATAAGATTGATTCTTATTATCATCAGTCTATTCATCATCTTGATTCGGCCACTAAAAGACCAATCGGACATCATATACACTTATATTCAGGTCTAGGTTTCAATCCTGCACATATGAAAAATAAGAATGGTCATGTTCATCTACCGGCTTATACGTCTATGACACATGATAAATTTAAAGCGCATGGATTTTCTATTGATAAAAGCTATAAGCATGAAGATGGTGATAGACACATTCTTCATCTTCATATGAAGAAGAAAGATAAAGGTCTTCATGTTTCACATTTTTCTCACTATTATGATGAGCATGAAACTATTCTACCACGAAATACAAGAATTAAAATCCATAAAAAGCCAACAGTATACAATGATTACGGAAGAAAAGTACATGTATGGCACGCACATATAATTCATCAGGATTAACATGAACGACGATGATCCTATTGGTAAAGCTTTAAATTTACCAACAAATTCAAATAATGCTATAGCAAAAATAATAGCAAATGCTAAAAATGACTCAGCAAAAGAAGATTTTACTTTTGCTAGAGCCAATATGCGTGAAGTGATCCAAAATGGATCTGATGCTATTGAGAGAATGGCACAAATTGCCGATCAGTCTCAAAATGCTAGAGACTTTGAAGTATTATCCAATTTAATGACAACTGTTGTCAATGCCTCTGAGAAATTATTGAGAATTCAAAAAGCAATCCGTGAAATTGACAAATCAGATGAACCTCATGATCAAGAGACAAAGCAACAAGTAACTAACAATTTATTTGTTGGATCAACTGCAGAACTTCAAAAAATTATAGCAGACCTAAAGAACAAATAATCATTCCTTATAAGGTCAACACCTATTATACCAATAAAGAGTACCAATGTCAACAAATATATTTGAACAATTTAAATCTTATAATGGTAATCCAAATTTAAAACGATCTGGAGTTGCCGTTAACTGGACACCTGATATTATTGCAGAATATGCAAAATGCTCACAAGATGTAATCTACTTTGTAGAAAATTATATGAAAATTATCAACGTGGATCGTGGTTTAATCAATTTTGAACCGTATGATTATCAACGTGAGATGCTCAAGTCGATGACCGAAGAGCGCTATACTATTATTGCTACTGCTAGACAGGCAGGTAAGTCTACGGTTACAGTAGCATTTATTCTTTGGTATATTCTTTTTAATTCAGATAAAACTGTAGCATTACTAGCAAACAAAGGTGAAACTGCTCGTGAAATTTTAGGTAAGGTTCAGTTAGCATATCAACATTTACCAAAATGGCTTCAGCAAGGTGTCACGGAATGGAATAAAGGTTCTTTTGAACTTGAAAATAATTCCAGAGTTATTGCGGCTGCTACATCTTCTGATAACATTCGTGGTTATGCTATTAACTTGATCTTTATTGATGAAGCAGCATTCATTGAAAACTGGGATGAATTCTTCACCTCAGTATATCCTACTATCTCTTCCGGTACTTCAACTAAGCTTATTCTTGTTTCAACTCCAAATGGTTTAAATCACTTCTATCATATTTGGACAAATGCACAACTAGGTAAGAATTCATATAAACCTATTATGGTTCATTGGTCTGCTGTTCCAGGTAGAGATGAAGCATGGAAACAAGCCACTCTTGCTGCAATGAACTTCGATACACAGAAGTTTGATCAAGAATATTGCATTACTGGTGATATGAAAGTAACTATAAAAAATGAATACGGTGAAATACAAAAAATAACAATTGAAGAACTTTATATGATGTTAAGTTTCTTGGATTTATAAATAGTATATCCAAGAAACTTAGGAGTATTTTAAATGTGGTGTGTATATTTAATAATAAGGGATGATGGTAAACAATATATAGGCAAAACTAAGATAGAAACAATAAAAAGACGTATGAATGCTCATAAAAAATCAAAAAGATTTGCAAATTATGAATTTACATATCAAATAATTGCCCAAACAACAACACACGATGAAGTATTGATTAAAGAAGAATATTATATAGATCTATATAATACATACAAAGATGGTTTAAATGCAACAAAAACCGGTAAAGGGTGTGGTCATAACTCACCCAATTTTTCAACATTAGGTATGAAATTCAGTGAAAAACATAGAGAAAATATGAGAAAAAATCATTGGTCTAAAACTGGTAAATATGATCAAACTGGAAGAAAACTCTCTGATGAGACAAAAAAATTAATTTCAACTAGTAAAAAAGGTAAAGTTTCATTTACAAAACTAAATGAAAGTGATGTTCGAAATATTTTATTGTTATATTTTTCAAAACCCATTTTTGAAAATGTAGATAAAATTCAAAGAAATGGATTACCGCTATCATATGATAGAGCTTTTAGTAATTATTATCATAAAACTTTTAATATATCAGTGACAGCGCTCAGAAATATTATACAAGGTAAAGTAAAAATATGGCAACCGATATTATCAGAAATAACAGAAAAATACAAATTTTAGGCCCGAATGGATTTGTAGATTTTACTGGTATTTCTAGAAAAAAAGTTGATTCATTTTTAAAAATAACATTTCCAAATGGTGATATTTTAAAATGTACTGATGATCATAAAATATTTTATGATCATCAGTTTATAGAAGCAAAAAATTTACCATTTCATACTGAAATTATAAAAGATGTACAATTTGTATATGATCCTATAAATGTAGGTGATGATCATTTATATATGGTTGATAATATTATCAACCATAATTGTGTTGAATTCCAAGGTAGTTCTGGTACTCTTATTGCTGGTTGGAAATTAAAACAACTACAAGCTGCAATCCCTATTCATCAACATGACGGACTATCAGTATATGAAAATCCAGAAAAAGGTCATACTTATATATGTATAGTCGACGTATCAAGAGGAAAAGGTTTGGATTATTCAGCATTTAGTATAATTGATGTTTCCTCAATGCCTTATAAGCAAGCATGTTCTTTTCGTAATAATTTAATAGCACCTATAGATTATGCAGAAGTAATCTATAGAGTTGCTAAGTCATATAATACTGCTGCAATCTTAGTAGAAGTAAATGATTTGGGTGAACAGATTTCCACATCATTGCATTTTGACTTTGAATATGAAAATCTACTTTTTACCGAAAATGCTGGTCGTAGTGGTAAAAAAATATCTTCTGGTTTTGGTAATAATGTTGATAAAGGTATCAGAACTACAAAAAGCGTAAAATCTGTTGGATGTTCTATTTTAAAACTATTAATAGAACAAGGTCAATTGTTAATTAATGATAAGCAGACTATTTCAGAATTATCAACTTTTTCTAGAAAAGGTGTATCATACGAAGCAGAACCTGGAAATCATGATGATATGGTGATGGGTTTGGTTCTATTTGCTTGGTTATCAGATCAAACATATTTCAAGGATATTACGGATATAAATACTCTTGCTAGACTTCGTGAAAAGACTGATGAAGAGATATCCGCTGAATTGTTGCCATTTGGTTTTGTTGAAGATGGTCGAGAAGAAGAATCTGTTATCGACCTTACACCTAGAGGAAATTGGTTCTTTCAGGTAGAAGATAGTAATTTATAAATAGAAAAGAAATTTAAGTTTATCTTCTTTAGAAAGGAGTCCTAAATATGGCGTTCCCTGTAAGTCCTGATGTAAATGTGACCGAGGTTGATTTAACAACAATCGCACCCAGCGTGGCTACCTCAACTGGTGCTATTGCTGGTGTGTTTAACTGGGGTCCGATTGGTGAAAGAGTTTCAATTGCTACTGAAAGTGATCTTGTAACTTTCTTTGGTAAACCAAATGCAAATAACTATGAAACATTCTTCACAGCAGCTAATTTCCTATCATATAATAATTCTTTATTAGTAGTAAGAGCTGCAAATACCACAAGTATGAATGCAAACGGTACATATGGTGCTTTTGCTAATGTCGGTGCTGTTACAAATACAGCAAATCAAACTGTAAAAAATAGTGTAGACTACGAAACAAATAAACTAACATTTGATGCAAATGTGGTTTACGTTGCAAAGTATGCCGGTGCTCTAGGTAATTCTCTACGAGTTTCAGTGTGTGATAGCGTAAATGCATATCAATCAAACGTTTCACTAGTTCAATCAGAAGTAAGTAACAACGTAGTAGGTACATTTACTTTAAGCGTCGGCTCAAATACAGCAACTGTTCAATTTACTGGTGATTCAGCTGCAGCTGCTAATACTTTTGCTGCAAATTTTGCTGCATCTTTCAGCACCGGTGATTTAATTGCTATTGGTAATACCACTGTTGGAACTCAACTTCTATCCCTAGCATCTGTTTCTGGGCCAAATTCATCAACATCAAATGTTGTGATGCAGTTTACAGGAATCTATACACTTTCTTCTGATTTCAGTGCAAATACACAACTCACAAGAAGCTGGGAATATTCCAATCTAGTTGATACTGCACCAACTACATCACAGTTTGTAACAAGTTTTGGTAATACAGCAGCAGTTGATACAATGCATGTTGTAGTAGTAGATCAAGATGGTAAATTTACCGGAATCAGTGGTCAAGTACTAGAAGTATTTAAAGATATGTCTAGAGCCACAGATGCTAAGTCTGTAGATGGTGCTTCAATTTATTACAAGAAAGTTATTAATGAAGGATCAAGATTCATCTGGTGGGCAAATGATAGAGCAAATGCTGTAAGCAATACAGCAGCAAATATTACCAGCTCAACAAATAATTCTGCTCTACGTCTTGATTTTGTTGGTGGCCAAGATGGATTCACTGAATCAAATGCCCCAGTTTCAATCCTAGCAACTGGATATGATCTATTCAATGCTAAAGAAACTTCAGACATTTCTCTTGTTCTTCAAGGTAAGCCAACCGGTGGCACCACATCAAGTCAAGGTTTAACAGTAAATAATTTCCAACTTGCAAATTATCTAATTGATAATATTGCTTCTGTAAGAAAAGATTGTGTAGTACTAATTACACCAGATGATGCTCTTGCTAGAGCAAATGTTGGACAGGAAGCTAAATATACAGTAGCATGGGCAAATGTAATTCGTGATACATCATATGCAATGATTGATTCCGGTTATAAATACATGTATGATCGCTACAATGATGTTTATCGCTACGTTCCTCTAAATGGTGATATTGCTGGTCTAATGGCAAGAACAGAAAGCACAAATGATGCTTGGTGGTCTCCTGCAGGTTTCAACCGCGGTCAAATCAAGAATATTGTTAAGCTTCGTTGGAATCCAATTAAGGCAGACAGAGATACACTTTACAAGAATGCAGTAAATCCAGTTGTGACTTTCCCTGGTCAGGGTACCGTTCTATTTGGTGATAAAACTGCAACAAGAAAACCATCCGCATTTGATAGAATCAATGTTCGTAGATTGTTTATTGTTCTTGAAAAAGCTATTTCTGAAGCAGCAAAATATTCACTATTTGAATTTAATGATGAATTTACAAGATCACAATTCAGAAATCTTGTCAATCCTTATCTTCGTGAAGTTCAAGGTCGCCGCGGTATTACAGACTTCCTAGTTGTCTGTGATGGGACAAATAATACACCTGAAAGAATTGATAGAAATGAATTCTGGGGTGATATCTATATCAAGCCAGCCAGATCTATTAACTTCATTCAACTAAACTTTGTTGCTGTTCGCACTGGTGTCCAATTCTCAACCGTAGTCGGTCAATTTTAATTCCTAAGTAGGGGTCAAGGCAAATGGCTTTCAATATCAATGACTTCAAAGCAAGAGGGCTAGCGTTTGGCGGCGCTAGACCCTCACTATTCCAGGTGGATTTAACACCACCATTTATTATCACAGATCCAGTCGCCAGCCAAAAACTTACTTTCACATGTAATGCAACTACAGTTCCTCCAGCAAATATCGGTTCAGTTCCTGTCCCTTATTTTGGAAGAAAAATAAAGCTTGCTGGTGATAGAGAGTTTGATGATTGGAGCGTAACCGTTATGAATGATGAGGATTTCCTTGTCAGAAACATGTTCGAAAAGTGGTCCAACTTAATGAATACGCTAGCAAGTAATCTTAAGATTACCCCAGGTAATTCATATAAATCAAATGATGCTACTGTAACACAGTATTCAAAAGATGGTAGAATTATCAGAAAATATTCATTTATTGGTCTATTTCCAATCAGCGTTTCAAGTATGGATTTGAACTGGGATGCAACTAATACTATTCAATCTTTTGGTGTAACTTTTGCATATGATTATTGGGTACCTTTTAGAACTAGTTCCGCACCCGCCTCTGATATTCCAGCTGGTCAACCTGGTGCTGGCACTGGTGTAGCATCAGAATAATAAGTATAATTAGTTCAAATATTTGAAAGTAATATAGAATGCGCTTATTCGGCTTCGAGTTTAGTAGAAAAGTTGAAACTGATACAATTGCTCCATCATTTGCACCGAAAGAGGCTGATGATGGAGCACTCATCGTTGCCGCAGGTGGTGCTTATGGGACTTATATTGACCTAGACGGCACTGTTAGAACCGAAGCCGAATTAGTTACAAAATATAGAGAAATGTCATTACAACCTGAAATTGATGCTGCGGTTGATGAAATTATCAACGAATCAATTGACATTGGTGAAGATGAATTAGTTAGAATTATTCTAGATGATCTAGAAATTACAGAAAAAACTAAAAAAGCAATTCGTGATGAATTTAAAAATGTTTTAAATATTTTAAATTTCAACGGTAAAGCTTATGAAATATATCGACGTTGGTATATTGATGGCAGACTTTATTATCACGTGATAATTGATGATAAAGATACAAAAGCAGGTATCAAAGAACTTAGATATATTGATCCAAGAAAAATTAGAAAAATTCGTGAAGTAAATAAAAGAAGAGTTCCTGGTGGTATTGGTAATGAAGCCGTAATACCAAAGGTGCAAAACGAATATTTTATATTCAACGATAAAGGTTTTAATTACGGTAATAAGTCTGTTGGGCCTTCAACCACAGGTTTAAAAATTGCCAAAGATTCAATTGTTCACGTTGTGTCTGGTTTGACTGACACACAAGGAACAATGGTGTTATCATATCTCCACAAAGCAATTAAACCACTCAATCAGCTTAGAACTCTTGAAGATGCTTTAGTCATTTACAGACTTGCACGTGCACCTGAAAGAAGAATTTGGTATATTGACGTTGGTAATTTACCAAAAATGAAAGCGGAACAATATGTCCGTGATATTATGGTAAAACATAAAAACAGATTAATTTACGATGGATCAACCGGAGAAGTCCGTGATGACCGTAAATTTATGACCATGCTTGAAGATTATTGGTTACCAAGAAGAGAAGGTGGTAAAGGGACTGAAGTTACCACATTACCTGGTGGTCAAACCCTTGGTGAAATGGATGACGTTCTATATTTCCAGAAAAAACTTTATGGTACATTAAATGTTCCAGTTAGCAGATTAAATTCAGATGCACTATTTTCCGTTGGTAGAGCTACTGAAATTACGAGAGATGAAGTAAAATTTGCTAAATTTATTACAAGACTGCGTGCTAGATTTGCTCAATTGTTTATGAGTCTACTTGAAAAACAATTGGTACTAAAACAAATTATGTCAATTGAAGATTGGCAAAATATTGCTTCTGATATTAAATTTGATTTTGCAAAAGATAATTACTTTATGGAACTTAAAGATTCTGAAATTATTCAGAATCGTATCCAACTAGTTCAGCAACTTGATGGCGCAAATATGGTAGGTAAATATTACTCACATGAATGGGTCAGAAAAGAAATTCTTAAGCAATCAGATGATATGATTGAAGAAATGGATGAACAGATGGATGAGGAATCCAAAGACCCTAGATGGAATATGGAAATGCTACAACCAACTGGGGATGAAGTACCTGCGCCTGGACAAGATCCTCAAGTTACATCACAAGATTCTGCAAATTCTGATGAAGATTCCGGTGATGATAGCGCAAAGAAAATTCAGGATGCTCAAAAAACATATGATCGTCTAAGCAAAATGAAGCATAGAACAATACAAGATGAATCTAAATATCGTTCTGCTATACAAATTTTAGCAAGAAATAAAGGAAAATAGTGAATGTCTAATTATGATATTACTGATCTAATAGCGTTTAGCTCACAACAGAGACCTGCGGAATTTGAAGCTGCATTTAATGATATTATCTCGTCTAAGCTAGAAACCGCTATCAACGACAAAAAAATCGAAGTAGCTCAAAGAATGTTCAACAGAATTGAACAAGAAAAAATAGATATAGAGGATACGGAAGATGGCAAAAACGCTGAATGATATTTTAAAGGGAATTAAAGCTTCTAAAATAGTTCCTGGATCCACAGGTAAAGATCCCGGTGTTGATTATGCACCAAAAGCTAAAGCAGAACAAGATCTTGTGGCTAAGCACAAAACTGAAAAGCATGCTGATAGAGTCGGAAATGATGATGACGTTTATCAGGGTAAAACAGAATATGTTTTAAATAAAGCAACTGAAAACCGTCATGGTTACACAGAAGATGAAGCCATGAAAGTCTACGAATCATTAGAAGAAGCTACTCAAAAGCAGATTAATGATAGAATGGATTCACTTATGGCTGCTAAAAAAGCAGAAAAAGCAGGTGATAAGAAAGCACAATACGGTCATATGGCTAACTATCATATGAAGTATGCTACACATTCTAAAAAGAGCACTGATATTGCACACCACAAGTCTCAAGCTGAAAAATACAGATCTGCAGCCAAAGCATTTGAAGAAGAAACAAAATGCAATATGACTGAAGAAGGTAAATATTGTCCAGTACATGAAAATGCTGCATGCACAAAAACAATTAAAGAATCTCTTGCAGTACCACTTTTAGGTGGTGACGATGAATCTGCAGAAATGGCAAAGACACAACTCAGAGCTCTTGCAAATAAAGCACTTGCTTTAGCAATGCATCTAAATGATGATCAAGTTGTTGAACCATGGGTTCAAGCCAAGATTGCAGTAGCTAAAGACAATGTTACAGCTGTCCATGATTATATGCTTTATGGCGATCATGATAAACCAGAAAAAGAACAAACTGCACCATATGAAGGTGGCATCGACATGTCTGGTGCACCAAGAAATACATATCCAAGTTTCTCAGCTGATGTAAATACAGGAAGAAACGTCTAATGAATATCATTAAAGCTAGTGCTAATGCTTTTTCTGTTACAACTGCAAATAGTGTAAATAACACAACTATACTATTTGTATCAACAACAGCTGCAGCACAGATCAATTTATATTCTAATTCCACTACACAATATGCTTCTTTTGTTCTTCCAGCAAATCAATATATTTTTGTACAAAAGAATCCAACAGATTTAATTTCAGCAAATACTGCCGTTAACGTTACACCATCGGCTTATAGAGGCTAAAATGAAACTTATTTTAGAAGAATCAACAAACTTCGAATTTATTACAGAAGCTAAAGAAGATGGTTCCAAGGATCATTATATCCATGGTATTTTTCTTCAAGCAGATGTAAAAAATAGAAATGGTAGAGTCTATCCAATGTCCATCATGGAACGGGAAGTAGATCGCTATATGAATGAAGTTGTAAAAAATAATAGAGCTTATGGTGAACTTGGCCATCCTGCCGGACCACAAATTAATCTAGATAGAGTTTCACATATGATTACGGAACTCAAAAAAGATGGATCTAATTTCATTGGTAAAGCAAAACTTACAGATACACCAATGGGAAATATTGCTAAAGGATTACTCAAGTCTGGTGCTAATTTAGGTGTATCATCTCGTGGTATGGGCTCACTAAAGCCAAATAAAATGGGAATTATGGAAGTTCAAAATGACTTTCGTTTAGCTACTGCTGCTGATATAGTAGCTGATCCTTCTGCACCAGATGCTTTTGTTAAAGGAATTATGGAAAATGTTGATTGGCTTTATGATCCTGTCAAAGATACATGGATTGAACAGAAATTGCATGAAACCAAAAAATCTATTAGAAAGATGTCCATGGACGAGCTTGAACATAATAAGTTTAGCATATTTGAGAGTTACATAAAGTCTCTCTCGTCAAAGAATAATCTTTTATAAATATTTCAAATCTTTTAGGGAGACCTTTAATGTCAGACAAATTAGAAACTATTGATCAAGAAAATACAAACGTGCTTGATGAATCAGTTGCATCCGAAACTTTGAAGCCAGGATCACGTTCCGTTGCAGATCCAAAATCAAAGATTGAAGCAATGACTTCAGTTATTGGTGCAATGCATTCAATGCGCAAAGATGATTTAACAAAGTGGTATACACAAGCCATGGCTCTTATCGGTAAAGAAGCAGATAGTCTACCATCTGGTGCCAATGCAGATGCAAATGCTTCTTCAGTAGATATGAAGACCGGCAAGGGTCCAAAGACTCGTGATGCTATGCCAAAACTAAATGTTCGTGAAGATGTTGAAGAAATGTTTGACGGACAAGAACTATCAGAAGAATTTAAAGATAAAGCTTCTACACTTTTTGAAGCAGCAGTAAATGCAAGACTCACACTTGAAGCAGCACGTCTTGAAGAACAATACGAAGCTAGACTTGAAGAAGAAGTTACAGAGATTGCAGAAGCTCTAGAAAAGAAGTTAGACACATATCTTGATTATGTGGTTGAGAATTGGATGAAAGAGAATGAAGTAGCTATTGAATCTTCTCTCCGCAACGAGATTATGGAAGAATTCATCGACGGACTAAAGGGTCTGTTCGCTGAACACTACATTGATATCCCAGAAGAAAAAATTGATGTAGTTGAAGAACTGGCCGCCAAAGTAGACGAGCTAGAAACAATGCTTGATGAATCCATCACTGAGAATGCAGAACTCAAAGTAATGGTAACCGAATCTAAGAAAGCAGACATTTTAGAAGAAATGGCTGGTGATCTTACTATGGTTCAAGCTGAAAAGTTTGCAGCACTCGCTGAGGGAATCGATTTCGATGGTGATATTGATTCTTATAGAAAGAAGCTGTCATATGTGAAAGAAACATATTTCTCAAAGAAGTCAACTCCAACCACAAATATTGAAGAAGAAACTTTTGAGAGTGAAACAATTACTGAGGGTGTAAAGTCTTACGACCCAGATGTCAGTAGATATGCTCAAGCAATCTCACGCACCGTTAAAAGATAAAAATTTATAAATACAGATAACCTAACATAGAAAGGGAAACTCTAAAATGTATCTAGCTGAACAACTACAGAAGAAGTGGGGGGCCGTTCTCGACCACCAAGATCTTCCTTCAATTAAAGATGCTCACCGCCGTTCAGTCACTGCGGTAGTTCTCGAAAACACACAGCGTGCTCTTCGTGAGTCTGCTGCTCACGGTCAATATCAAACTCTATTTGAAGCTGGTATTGCTCCTTCTCCGGTAAATGCTATCGGTAATCCAGACTCCACAAACGCTGGTGCAATCGACACTTTTGACCCAGTTCTTATCTCTCTAGTTCGTCGTGCAATGCCTAATTTGATTGCTTACGACATTTGCGGAACTCAGCCAATGACTGGTCCAACTGGACTTATCTTTGCAATGCGTTCTCGTTATAGCAACCAAGCTGGTGATGAAACCTTCTACAATGAAGTTAATACATCTTTCAGCACAGTTGTTGCAGGCAACTCAACATTTGGTCAACAGTTTACCGGTACTATTCCTGGTCAAACTAACACCACACCACTAGTAAATACCGCTGCTTATAATACAGGCTTTGGTATGCCAACTGCTACTGCCGAAGCTCTTGGTTCCAATAATTCTGGTGCAAGCGACTTTGCACAGATGGCATTCTCAATTGAGAAGGTTACCGTTACTGCTAAGTCACGTGCTCTCAAGGCTGAATACACCATGGAACTAGCACAAGACCTTAAGGCTATTCATGGTCTAGATGCTGAAACCGAACTTGCAAATATTCTTTCAGCTGAAATTCTTGCTGAAATCAACCGTGAAGTTGTTCGT